CGCTGTTGTTCCGTCCCATATGTCAATGGGTGATTCTTCACATCCTATTAAGGACGTGCAGATAATTAAAACAAGTAAAAAATATAACAGTTTTTTCATAACACTCTCCTTTTCTTTGGTGATGATTTTCTGATTTTATTATATGCTATGACGGGAGAAAAATCAAGTGGGGAGATTTTAATTGAGAATTGAAAATTGAAAATTGAGAATTTGCATAATGCACAGCATTAAGCAATGAATAGTGAATAATGAATAGTGAATAATTGTGGTTGATTTTGCTTTCGCAAAATCTTCCTTAATTGTGCATTGTGCACCTTGCACTGTGCATTGAACATAGTGCACTCAAAAAAGATGTCAGGTATATGTCAGGGTAATGTCATTGTATGTCAGTATGGTGTTGTGGTAAAGTGTGTGTGTCGGAAGGGTTGGGGGTGACCGTGATTCCGACAGAACAATAAATCCTGAAATTTTAGGAAAGGAGGGAAAAGGATTGAAGTTCAAAAGAAAAGAAGAGATATCCGAGGACTGGGAGCTGCTTGAAGCGGGGCGTGACTACAACAGACAGATAAACTTGTATGAGACTGTGAGCAAGAACGAGCGCTTTTGGCGTGGAGACCAGTGGAACGGAGTGAGAAGCGGAGGTCTTCCCACACCGGTGTTCAACATCTTCAAAAGAGTTATCGGGTATTTCGTATCAAACATTATGTCCTCGAAGATAGCACTTCAGATAGATGCCGAGAGTGCGGGTGTTATCTATCAAAGGCAGGTGCGTGATGACCTTACAAGGGTGTCGGGTGTGCTTACCTCGTATCTCAATTACAGATTCGACAAGGACAATATGACGTCATTGCTCTATGAAGGTCTCAGGGATGCGGCTCTCAGCGGAGATATGTTCCTCTACGTTTACTGGGACAGCTCCAAGAAGGGAGTCAAGGGGCACACGGGAGACTTTGCCACAAAGCTTCTCGATTCAACCAACGTATTTTTCGGAGACGTGAATAATGCCGACGTTCAGTCACAGCCGTATATTCTGATATCGGGCAGAGGACTTGTGGACAGTCTCAGGCGAGAGGCGGAGGAAAACGGAATTCCAAATGAGGACATAAGGACAATCGTTTCGGATTCGGACACCTCGGATGAAGCGGGGGATTGCGGAAAGAATGAGCTTCGTGACACGAAATGCACCTACGTTATAAAGCTCTACAAAAAGGACGGCAGAGTTCATTACAGAAAGAGCACAAAGAGCTGTGTTATCTGCGGTGACGTGGACACGGGACTTTCGCTCTATCCCATCGCCATGATGAATTGGGACAAGACCAAAAATTCCTATCATGGCACAGCGGCGGCAACGGGACTTATTGAGAATCAGACCTACATCAACAAGGCGTTTGCAATGGTTATGAAGCATATGATAAACGTTTCCTTCTCAAAGGTTGTGTACAACGCCAACATGATTGACGAATGGACCAACGAGGTGGGTGAGGCGATTGCGGTAAACGGACCCGTTGACAGAGTGGCAGAGGTGCTCTCTCCCGGTGCGATGCAGTCAGGCTTCCTTGACGTTATAACTCTTACCATGAATCTTACCCGTGAGCTTATGGGTGCCACCGATGCGGCGCTTGGAAACGTTGAGGCGAATAACACCTCGGCAATAATTGCTCTTCAGCAGTCCTCGTCGGTACCGCTTGAGATTCAAAAGCGTGCTCTTTACTCGGCTGTGGAGGACCTTGGTATGATATGGCTTGATTACATTCTCCACTATTACGGCAGACACCGCATGATGCTGTGGCGTGAAAAAGAGGAGCTTTGCGGAGCGATGCTGGACCTGGAAAGGTACAGTGACGTGGTATTCTCCTGCAGTGTAAACGTGGGTATGGCAGGCTATTGGAGTGAGGCGGCAAGTCTTGCAACTCTTGAAAATCTCCTGAAGGAGGGTCATATCACTCTTGAGCAGTATCTGGAAAGAATTCCCGAGGGCTACATCAGTGGAAAGGACGCTCTTATCGACGATTTCAGAAGGCGTCGTGAGGAGGCAAGAGAGGAGGCGGAAAATGAAGGTCAGAGAAGTGTATGACAGAGCGCTGTCCCTTATTAACGAAAGAGATTCGGGCGGTGCATATCACAGTGATGTGGGGGATTTTGAAAAGAACACACCCTCCCTTTTGAATTCCCTTGTCATCCTTTTACTCTCGGATGATGCAGTCATTCGGGGCAGAGGGGTGCGTGACATCTCCTGGGAGGTGGAGCCTTTGACCACCATGGAGGACAGTATTCCGCTTCACAACGCACTGGCGTCAGGGGTGCTTCCCTTTGCACTCGCATCCTTCCTCATTCTTGAGGAGGACAGAGCGAGAGCGGAGTATTTTTACCGTTTGTACACCGAAGCGAGAAGTCACGTGGTAAAGGCTTTTACATCGGCAGAGCACGGCAGAATTAAAAACGTATATTGAGGTGATGCTGATGCAGGGCAATTTTAGAACGGTAATTGACAAGTTTCTCGGACTTCACGAATGTGAAGCGGGAGAGACAAGACTGAAAAAGGGTGAAAGTCCCTTGATGAAGAATCTGAGAGTCACGCAGAATTACACACTTCTTCGGCGTGAAGGCTTTCGGAAGGTATCCTCAAAGGAGGGCGAGGGCAGAGGACTATACATCGGCAAAAATGTGTTTTGGGTAGTATCCGACAGCGTATATATGCTTGACGGCGATACGGAATATATGATAGGGACTCTGGAAAGCTCATCGGGAGAGGTTACTGTATTTGAATTTGACGGCAAGGTTTATTTCCTTGACGGCAAGAGGATAAAGAAATGGGACGGAGCGGTTTTTTCTGACCTATCTCCATACGTGCCCCTTGTCGCCATATCCTGCACTCCGGACGGGGCGGGTACACCCTTTGAGGAGGTGAATCTGCTCACGGGTAAAAAGCGTCAGAGCTTTACCCCGGACGGAAGCTCAACGGTATTTTATCTCACGGAGACAAACATCGACAAGGTTGACAGTGTCAAGCTCTTCGGTGAGAAAATACTCAGGAGCAAGTACACGGTAAACCTTGAAAAGGGCAGCGTTACCTTTCATGAGGTACCCGAGAACACCTATCCCAACTGCCTTGAGATAACCTATACAAAGGAGAGTGGCAGTGAGGGAGACATTCACAGAATGAGATATGCCATGGCATACGGAGGGGTAAATGATATCAGAGTTTTCCTTTGGGGAGACAGCGATTATCCCGCACACGTAAGATATTCGGGAGTGTATGACGGCATATCGGGAATGGAGTACTTCCCCGAGCTGAATTTTAACAAGGTTGGCTCGGGAGGGCGTGTCACATCCCTTGTGAGACATTATGACGGACTTATGGTATTCACGGAGAATGAAGCATTTGGCTGTACCGGTGAGACCTTGAGTGACGCAAACGGCAAGGAGTACACTGTATATCCTATGAGAACGCTTTCCTCGCAGGCCGGCTGCGGAGCACCGAATTTTGCAAAGCTTATTGCCAACACCCCCATAACGCTTTGCCCGTCGGGACTCTACAAATGGAGCTCATCCACCATCCGTGATGAAAGAAACGCCATTGAAATAGGTGAGCGTATAAGACGGGGACTCGGGAGCTTTGACATGGAGAGAGTACGCTCCTTTGACAGAGCCTCCACCTCGGAGCTTTACATATGGCAGGGTGAAAGGGTGTACGTGTACAGCTACTCCCTTGACGTCTTCTACTATTATGAAGGCTTTGATGCAGTGGCTTTCGCCGAGGACAGAGAGGGCGGTGTGTGGTTTCTGAAAAGAGACGGGACTCTTTGTATTCTGTCGGATAACGCTCTTGACGGCGAAGAGGCGATTGATTTCGTTTGGGAATCGGGCTACGAGGAGCACTCGGGGCTTGACACCAAGAACGTACACAGTCTGGAGTTTGAGGTGTATCCGATAAAGGCTACCCGCTTCGGCTTTGATTGGATGTCCGAAAGGCTGACGGGCGGGTACGGAAGCCTTGAAATAGACTACCGCATAACCGATTTTGAGAATTTGTGCTTTGACTCCTTCGTTTTTGCCACCTCGGTTGCTCCCGTGAGACTTTATAAGCGTATAAAGGCTAAAAGGACACGTGGCTTTAAGGTGAGAATAAAAAATGACGGGGACAGCTTTGATTTTCATCTTTTGAGTCTTGCGGTAGAGGGCAGACTCATCGACACAAAGTAAAAATAAGAAAGGAATGAAAAAATGAACACAGAAAAAACACTTGAAGGGCTTGAAGTGGAGGATCCTGACAGACTTGAGCTGGAAGAATTCCGCCGTGACAGGGATATAAGAGCAAATCTTGACCGTGAGCTTTCATTGCTCCGTGAGCTTTTCCCGGAACTTCGTGCGGAGGATATTCCCGATGAAGCCTTTGAAAACACTGAAAATGGCAAGGGACTTGCGGGACAGTACGCCCTTTGCTACCTGAGAAAGGAAAAGGAGAAGGAGGAGACAGAAAAAACCAACGCAAAGAATTCACGCTCGGCTCCTCCCAAGGTTGGCAACCCTGATGACGAGGGTTACTTCACTCCCGATATGGTAAAGACCATGAGCGACAGCGATATCAGAAGAAACTATAAAGCAATAATGAAGTCCATGGAAAAATGGACAGACAAGTAATTTAAAACAAATATTTTTAAAAAAGAAAGGAATTTACAATTATGGCTATTACAAATTTTATCCCCACAGTATGGAGTGAATCACTTTACGAGGAGCTTAACAAGAACTATGTCGGAGTAAAGCTCTGTTCAAGAGAGTTTGAAGGAGACATCAAGCATCAGGGTGACAGAGTAAAGATCAACGGTCTCGGCCCCGTTACAGTATTCGATTACGAAAAGAACACCGATATGCCCTCACCCGAGGTGCTTTCGGACAACACCAGAACACTTACCATCGACCAGGCGAAGGGCTTCAATTTCTACATTGACAGCATCGACGATGTTCAGTCCTCTCCCAAGCTTATCCGTGCGGCAATGAAGAAGGCGGCGGACTCTCTCGGCGACGAGGCGGATAAGTACATCTACTCCCTTGACGATGACACAGTTGCACATGTAACTGCAAACGCTCCCACCAGCGAGGACATCATCAAGCACATTTCAAGTGTGAGACGTATCCTTATGGAGAACAACGTTCCCAATTCAGCGAAGATTTCTCTTGAAGTGCCTCCCGTTGTTGAGCAGCTTCTTGTTATGGCAAACGTTCTTACAGACACAAACAACACAGGTACTCTTTCAAAGGGTTACATAGGTAAGATGCTCGGCTTTGACATCTACGTTACAAACAACATTCCCAAGGTGGACGGCGCTTACAGATGTATCGCACGTACAGACAGAGCTATCGCATTTGCGGAGCAGATCAATTCAATCAAGCCT